GTGGTGGCAACGTATAGAAAGCGAAGCGGTGGATGGCGCGCCGAGGTGGCAAAGAAGGGCGTTCGAGACTCCGGCACCTTTTCCACCAAGGCCGAGGCGGTGGCCTGGGCGACTCAGCGGGAGGCCGAGATTCTGGCGGGAGTTGGGAGCCCCAAAGGGGCATCGAACTTCACTCTGAAGGAGGCGCTGGAGAAATACAAGGACGAAGTCTCACCTACCAAGGCCGGCAAACGCTGGGAAGAGATCCGACTCGACAAGCTGGTCAATGACTTGGAGTTTGTCGGCGAGCGAATCTGTGATATCGGCGCAGACCAGATCGCGGCCTGGCGCGATCACCGCTTGAAGTCGGTGGCCACGTCGTCTGTGCGCCGTGAAATGACGTTGCTGTCGAGCGTGTTCGAGCAGGCACGACGGGAGTGGAGATGGTGCCCGACAAACCCCGTTCGCGAAGTGCGGCGCCCGAAGAGTCGCCCGCCGCGGGACAGGCGCATTTCGGCTGCCGAGGAAGCCCTGATCCTTGAGGGGCTCGGGTATCAGGAGGGCGTGGCGCCGGCCGGCAAGATGCAGGAGCTTGCCTACGCTTTCCTGATCGCCTTGGAGACGGCTATGCGGCAGGGCGAGATCCTCGGCCTCGTTGCTGCCCGGGTCCACTTGAGTGCCCGTTACGTCGAACTGGACAAGACGAAGAACGGCGATGCCCGTAAGGTGCCGCTCAGTTCCCGCGCAGTGACTTTGCTCCGAGTTCTGGTAGAGGCTGCCGGGAAGCGCCAGAACCTGTTTACGCTGACGTCTGGCTCGGCCGATACCCTCTTTCGGAAGGTGCGGGACAGACAGAAAATCGACGGGCTGAACTTCCACGACACACGCCATGAGGCCACCACCAGGCTCGCCAGGAAACTCGATGTGCTCGACCTGGCCAGGATGACGGGACACCGCGATCCCCGGTCGCTCATGGTCTACTACAATGCGACTGCAACAGAGGTGGCGAGCCGGCTTGATTGAAAGTATCGACAGCCCGCCCGAACCCACTTGGCACTGTTTGGTATAGTATCTGTCCATCGCGATACACGGACTGTGAGAGCAGGATGCTTAACGATCTCTTCTCCCCGAGCCCTATGACCAGTGCCGCTCTAGCCAGATTCTTCGCCACATCGCCAGTTGTGCCATTGGACGAGATGTGTGCATACGAGTCGCTTTGGCTCGGCCAAGGCGCATGGTTTGCCAATCTCGCCAACTTATTCCGTGAGAACCCAGGGGCATTGCCGTCCGAATTGGTGCCCAAGGCTGAAATCGATGCAACCCGTGAAAAGCTGATTGTATTGCTGGGCGAGGAGAAGCTGCGACAGGTAGGCATCCGGGTCAATGGTGCTGGGGAATACCCGAAAAAGCTCCGCGATGCCGATCACCCGGTCGAGGTGCTTTACTACCGCGGGGACTGGGAATTGGTCGAGACTCCCTGTGTGGCAATTGTGGGTACCCGTAGCCCAAGCGTTGAGGGGGTACAGAACGCCCAACGTATCGCGCAGGCGTTGGTCCGCGAAAAGTTCACTGTCGTGTCTGGCCTGGCCAAGGGTATCGATACTGCCGCCCACACCGCCGCTATCTCAGCTGGCGGAAAGACTATTGCTGTGGCGGGGACCCCGTTGTTCGAGTTCTACCCGCGTGAGAATCAGGAGCTTCAGGAGTCGATCGCCTCGAAGTTCTTGCTCATCTCTCAGGTCCCGTTCCTGCGCTACAAGCAGCAGACCTACAAGTTCAACAAGCTCTTCTTCCCTGCTCGCAACGTCACTATGTCTGCACTCACGCAGGCGACAATCATCGTCGAGGCCGGCAACACGTCCGGGACGTTAGTACAAGCGAGAGCGGCGCTCGCTCAGGGGCGGAAACTCTTCATTTTGGAGAGTTGCTTCCGCAACCCGGAGCTCACTTGGCCGGCAAAGTACGAACGCCAAGGTGCCATTCGTGTCAAAAACATCACTCAGATCATGGATGCGCTGAATGGTTCGACTGACTCAGCTTGATCCGGATGAGTTCAGATATTTGGATCCTGACGATCGGTGCTACTGTCTTGGGGAGTACACCGCTCGTGGCAGGTACGGGGCTAGCGAAACGAACCAGCAGATCTTCAATCTGAAGCATCGACCGAATTCTGCCGAGAACTTACTCTATTGGAAGCGCAGAGCAGTGGGCTATTGGGGGCGGATGCTCGCAGAGACCAATCTCCGATGGGACTACTGCTTGGAGAATGCCACGTTCGTACCGATCCCTTGCTCAAAACCGGTCGGGCACCCAGAGTATGACGACCGGATGGTTCGAGTGTTGCTCCGCATGGCCCAGGAGCATCCAAGGCTTGATATACGGCAGGTCCTCTTGCAGACAACCGTGCGCGAATCACAGCACAGCGGAGACCGGTTAACCCCAGCGGAGATTCTGCGAACTCTATCAATCGATCCTGCGGAGGTTGCTCAGCCCCTAAAGCGGATGGTAATTGTGGTAGACGACGTGATTACTCGTGGGGCAAGCTTCGCCGCTGCCAAAAGTCTGCTGACGGGGCTGGATGACGTAGAGAAGGTTGTTGGTCTTTTCCTCGCGAAGACGATCCACCCACCCGTAGAGTTCGATCTTGATGAGGCCTTTGAGTTCTAAAGCCTCAGCGCTCACGGCAAGCCATATTCAAAGCCCCGCACCCGCGGGGCTTTTCGTTTCTTCTCGCTTAAGCCTAACGCCTTCGCCCTTTCCGCAGCTTGCTGCTGTTCTGCCTCGCCCATTTCTTCACGTCTACTGCAAACCACCGCTTGGACGCCTTGACCGTGCCGCACGGCTGTAGCGGGTCAGGAAAGTCCGGTCGAGTGACCACGCGCCCCTCCACCGTGACCGGCGAAAGTTTCAGGTACGCACCGATTTCTTTCGTGGTCCAGAGTTCGTCCTCCGGAGCCACTTTCGGGCTGCGCAGGTGTGCCAGCAGGTCGCGGATGGCGCCGGCCAGGTCCTGTTCTGGTACCTGGTGATTCTCTTCGATCATTTCTCACTCCTTACGTTGCGCGCTACGGCCGGGCGCGGCGTTGCTTCGTTCCGCCCGCGGGCAACCAACTCACCGTCAACCACCTCGGCCGGTTCTTCCAGGCACACCTTCTCCAGGGCCTTGATCGCAGATCGGATGTACTTCGGTATGGCTGCTGATTTCTGGTAGTGCTCGAGCAACCTCCGCTTACCGTCCTCTGACACGCCTTGGAAGTGGTCGAGAGCCTCTTTGGCGGTAGTGACGATTTCCTCTGGCTCTGCTCCTACCTCGCAACGAACCCAACCGATCAGGCGGCGCAGGTGGTTCATCTCGGCCCGGGTCAGACGGCGCGCGGTCATTTGCCTACTCACGCCCTACCTCCGGTTTCCGTTCGATCACGCGCATCGATCCGTCTCGGCAATGCAGCGTCAGGGCGGCCCGCCTCGTCTCGATCGTGCCGTCGTTGTGGATCACAGTCTGGGGCACGCCGTAAAGCGGCCCGCCGGGTGCGAACGGGTCGGGCAAAGCCTCGGGGTTTTCCTCTGCGAATCGCAGCATCTCGGCGATGATGCAGTTGAATAGCGGGCCGTCCTTCAGGTCCGCCTCTCGCCTTCCGCTGAAAGCGCTCGAGCTATCCTCAAGGCCCTCGACGAAGGCTATGTGGTTGAGCATCTGCCCAGGCTTGCCGCCTTGTATGGCGGCGCGATGGACCGGGTTGACGCCCAGGGCATCGCAGATGCGATCAACTCCAATCTCTCTCTCGATCCACCTCTCGGCCTGCAGCAGCCAGGCGCCAAGGGTGGCTTGGGCCTTCTCGTGGTAACCGCTGGATGTCTTCCGGAACTCTTTCGCCTGTTCCAACCGGGCTCTGGTGAATGGAAGGCCCTTCCTTGCTTCCTTGATCTTTCGGTTAGCGCTGGTCCTGTCGGCCTCCCAGCCGAGTTGGTACTGTCTGGCCATGCGCCGCGCGACCAGTAGGCGAGTGAGCGCGGAGAGGTCTGGCTTGTCCCAGATGTTGAGCAGACGCTCCAGGTTCTCGTAGGTCATCAGCATGATGGCGGCTCCTTGTCCACGCCCATCCTATGGAGTAGACGTTCCTTGCAGAGCTGTTCTTGAAGGCGATGGATCTCGCTGGTGTAATTCTTCGCAGTCCGCAGCGAGCCGAGCACGAATCCGACGTAGAGGCCACCCACGCACCAGACGATGCAGAGGAATAGTGTTCCGATCATGGCTGGCGCCCCTTGTCCGTGTCGCAGATCCGCAGGTCGACGCCGCAGGCCTGGACCAGTTCGGTCAACTCGCCGAGCTTGGTGTTGGGGTTCTGCATCGCCTGGCCCAGGCGGACCAACTGCTGGCCTAGGGTGGCGAGCGGGGTAGGGCGATACCCTGGTGGTGGTGGAATGTCGGAGCCTCTCATCACTGGCATACCTCCCAGATGAACAGGGTCTTGAACGGCTGGAGTGCGGCGCCGGCGGCAACCGCAGCCAGGCCAAACAGCGCGACGAGTGCGATGGCGGTCAGAGCCTTGCGCATGGTCATTGCTCACCTCCAGGCGCTGGGGCTGCGGCAAGGAGTCCGCGATAGACACATGCCAGGAAGTCGCGAACCGCACCCCGATCCGGGAAGTAGTACTCGGTATCCTCAACGAGATAGCCGTCCATTCCGTCCTCGCTGTCGCGGCGCGCGTCCAGCATTTCCGGGGCCGGCTCAAGCGGTACCAGCTTCCACCCCTTCGGAACGGTAGCCTGAGCCTGTCCGTCGATCAGCGCGATGATGTGGTCAGGCATGGTCAATGCCTCGTAACGCACCATCAGATTCGAGGCCTCCTCTCCGCTGAGCAGCGGGTTCTTGAGCGCGACAGCAATTCGGCGTAGTTCGGCGTGCTCGTGGGCCAATCCCGGCGCGGGGTGGGGGCGCTCGCCGGCATTACCCGGTCCGGAAACAGGTTCGCCGCCAGGATTGCCCGGCTCCGAACTCGCTCCAGCCCCGCTCAGCGCCGCCAGTGCGATCTGTCGCATGTTCGCCGCCGGCAGGTTGTCTTGTTCGGGACAGGGGAACTCGGCGATGGTGCGGAGCGCCAGGTGTGCGTCCCCGTCAGCAAAGTGCGAGATAACCGCACCTGCGCGCCCGATTGCTATGGGCATTCCATTCCGCAGGTATGGGCGTACCGAGTCGATCTGCATGCCCATGCCCGAGCGGAGAACGATAGTGATGGAGTTCATGATCAGTTGCTCCCTGCTGCCTTGGTCAACGCATTGAGCAGAGCCCGCTTCTGTTGCTGACCATGCAGGTACTCGCGCAGGGCAACGACGATCAGGGAGTTCATGCTGCGCTCGTCTCGCTTGGCCTCGGCTTCGACCTCGGCCCTCAGGCCGTCCGGCAGACGGACAACGAACTTGTCCATGTCCCGGCTGGCGCTGGCCGGCAGTTCGGTTACAACGGTTGCTCGTTTCATAGTTTCTCCAGGGCGAGCAAGGGCCCGCCGGCATTTGTGGCTTTGCCAAAATCGGTTGGTTACTGCTGGGCTGCTTCGGCGCGTTCGGTCTGCCGCGTCAGACCAGCCCTCTCTGTTGCAGGTCGTTCAGTTCTGCGTCCGCAGATTCGGCCGCTGCCTTCAGGTCTGCCACGGTAAGCTCGTCGACCGACTTGCCCAGGCCCTGGATGTGCCGGGCGAAAGCGCGCTGTGCCGGCCCGTTGTAGCCATGACAGAAGTCGGCTGCGGCGCGCAGTTCACCGTCGAGCTGTAGCGCCAGGATGTTGAGAGGATCGTTTCTGTCCCAGGCCATGATCACGCCACCCAGGCCACGTCATCGCGGCGAGCAGTCAGGCGAGTTTCGATCTTCCTTTCGCCGCCACGGCGGCTGCGCATCATGTGGTCATCGTTGAGCAGTGGCTGACCGGCGACGAGGAAGGCAAGGGCGATCACGGCGGGCGAGATAAGCCCGCGGCGCATGGCTTCAGCTACCAGGGCGGCACGTCGGGTTACCCCTAGCTTGGTGGTCGCCGCCAAGACGCGCTTACCCACCGTGCCCGGCTGCATGCCCAGGTCGCGGGCCAACTCCTTCGAGGTACGACCCGCAGCGATACCCAGGACGCACTGAAGCTCACGCAGGGACAGGCCCTTGCCGAGGAAGCCGGTGAAACCGTGTGCGGTGATGGTGGCGGTGGTCATGGGCTGCTCCGGCTCGATTAGAGCGTGGTTTGGTGGGGTTGTTGATGCTGAATTTAAGTGTGCTGAAATTATAAGTCAAGTGAGCTGAATGTTGTTTTTTCAGTTCTCTTAAACTCTGGCGCGAGACGGGTATGAAAAAGCCCGCGCGAGGCGGGCTTGGTAACGTCTCTGCTTGCTATAGACCTGGGTAACCTGCCGGGTCAAACTCGAAAACGCGCTCTCCTGCCTGGAAGAACTCGATAGCGATCCGGAAAGGCTTACCCGATTTGACGATAGCCTCCAGTTGCTTAGCGTCCCGAACGAACATCAGGTCGCTGTCGTTGGTCGAACTGCGGACCCCGGTCCACTTTTGCGCCTTGCCTTCACCGACCCGAAGAACGAAACCGCAGTCTCGATAACCGCACTGCATCTGCCCTTTGGTGATCTTGAGGAAGGCGTCCAGGTCTTTGCCTTTTTTGCGGAAGGTAAGATTCAGGTATGAGCCCCCTGCAACTCGATATGGGAAATCGAAGAGGGTGGACGTCTTCGACTGAAGCGTGAGCATCCTGGTTACTTCATCGCTCATCGGGTCCTTGTATTCATGGCGCTCCCAAGGGGATTTAGTAGGGCTTGTGGTTGCCGGCTGCGGGCTGTTCGATCGCGACTGAGCCGCATCACCAGAGGAGCCGATCCCCGTCCCAAACTGCCAAGCGATAGGCAGGACGATGAATATGACAAACAGCCAGCCGATGACGCCGACGCTTTTGGGTACCTTTGCGCCGCACGATGGACAGGCTTTGGCTTTGTTCGACACCTGGGCGCCGCATTCCTTGCACTTAATCAGGGCCACGGAAAACTCCTCGATGTGTAATGGCTAGGTGATTCTATTCGGAGGATGCTGGAGACGGTAGCCGCAGTTTGGCTGGGCGGGGCAGTGATGGCGACAGGTAGTTTGCAGGGAAAGGCGGCGCTGTATCGAGTTCAGCGCCGGGGTGGGGCGGTCGTCAGCTCAGTGCGGAGCCGGGAGGGAAGGGCAGGAACGAAAAGGCCGCGCCGGGGAAGGCTCCGGCGCGGCCTGGTCCTTTCGGTGTTGTGCCTTCTAGGACACCTCAATGTATCAAATGCGCGGCTGATGTGAAAAGGCCGTGCGGGATCGAGGTGCGGACTGTGTCGGACTGCTGCCTTCCCAGGACGGCGGAGGGTATCTGTCAAAGGCGGGCAGGAACGAAAAGCCCCGCGGGTGCGGGGCTCAGATTTTGATGATCTCAAACTTGCCAGGCTCAGTGAAACGCCAGCCTACCTTGAAGGCCGCACCACCGCTGATAAGTGCGGACTGCTTCAGGATCGCAGGCCACCAGCGGACTAGGTTATGGGCCTTGTGCCAATAACTTTCTTGTCCCCACTGTTTTACAAGGCAGAAGATAGGCAGGCCACTTTCACGGAAAGCCCTGCGCTCGATCACTCCCTTCGTAAACTTGTCCTGCGATATGACAGCCCAACCACCTTCGGAGGCAAGTGTGGCAATCCAATCCACATCAGGCGTGCTCATGGGGAATTTGTCCCGCAAAGGCACCACCGCATGGCCATCAGCCCTGCATAGTTCGTTGAGGGCTCTAGCAAGAGATGGAGGAAGGTTGTTGTCGATAAGAAAATTCAAGCGGCTAGTCCGTGCTCATAGGTGACCGCAGCTTCCACTGCTGCAGGTTTTATTTCGTAGAGTGCGGCAACGCGCCGGATGTTCTCGCCTTCAGCCAAATAGGCTTGGTAGATGGACGATGTGTCGATTCCTACTGAATTTAGCGTCGGCTTTCCGAAGTTTATCTGCGGATCAAGCACAACAGCCTTGCTCCGTTTTACTGGATACCAGCGCTGAGCCTTACCTTCCTCGGCATAGTCGATGCCTTCGTAAAGTGACGGGCCAATTATCTGCTTGAATACCAATTGACGCTTAGCCAAATCAAGGATGGTCTCATCACCTGTTTCATCCAAGACGGTCGCAAAAATGCGCCTTCCGTCCGTCTGAAATCTCCTGCAGGTGAAAGGATAAGCTTGATGGAATAGCTCCCGCGCTTGGCGGGATGCCGCCCTGATCGCCTGAAGGCTTACGCCGTGCCGGCGAAAGGCATGAACGAAACGGATTTCCAGCAGGTCATGGAAGCCCAGCAATCTCTCTTCAGTAAAGCTAAGCTCTGGCGCCCATAGGCCCGGCTGCGCTACACCGTCCGACTTGTACCCAAACATCCATCTGCGAATGTCTTTGGCCGGTATCCCGGTGTAAAGCGATGCCTCGTAAGGCGTGTAGATCCCCACCCCTATGAGGCGGCTTGGTGATTCTGAGTGACTCATTGCCCCCTCCTTGATTTCTAGATTTCTCCAAGTCAATTTTGCTTTCCATGCAGTAGCTTAAGCAACGCCTATCACGCGAGGTGGCTAGGACTCTCCCCCCATGATCCGCCCATAGCTACAGATCCCCACCCTGCCATATGAGCTGGTTACCGCTTGAAGGCTCCACGCGAGCGCAGCGTCGACCACCAAAACACCCAGCCGATGATACTAATGCCTTGGGACTGCATTTCCTTCGGCGAGTACTCCTCGTCGTCATGCTCGGCTCGGTTGAAGCTGCGCAGGCGCAGGCCACCGCCCGGCAACCGATACAGGTACTTCACCCGCAGCATGCCTTCGTGCTCCAGGGCGTAAATCTCACCATCGATAACGTCCGTGGCTGATTGATCGATGCCGATGGTCGAGCGGTCCATGATCAGTGGCTCCATGCTGTTGCCCCTGACCTTTGCGCAGATCGCCTTTTTCGGATTGACGCCGGCCTCGCGGAGCGCGGGGAGCGAGAAACGGAGCTTGCGCCCAGGTATTTCCTGTACAGCTATCCGGCCGTCGCCCGCGGCCAGTTCCACCTCAGAGAAGTACGGAAGCTCCACCTCGTCGTCCTCGAGTGGCGTGTCTGCATCCCAGGCAGAGACCAAGCCGACCAGTTCGCCCTGGCTGTGAGCAGGTCCGGCCTCGACCGCACGTTCAGGCCCCGTACCCAGTGTGATCCACTCCGCTCGAAAGCCTGTTGCCTTGGCCAGAGCAAAGACGCTCTCCGCTTTCAAGGTCTTGCTTTCGCCGCTGATCCATTGGGTTACGGCAGACGGGGCCACGTCGCAAAGCTTCGCGATTTCGCTTTTCGTCTTTCCGCTGACCTGGATAGCCCGTGCTATTCGTTCGTTTCTGTTCATTCGTTGATGTTAAGCCAGCTTAATTTAAGTGGGTGCAAAATTCGAAGGGTTATTGCGAATATAATTTCAGTATGCTGAAATTGATTCATTGCTACGCGAGGATGCGCAATGAACATGATCGACGCCATTAGGCATTTTGGCTCCAAGAAGAAGCTCGCCGAGGCTTTGAGGATAAGGCCGAGCGCTGTGACTCAGTGGGGGCAAACGATCCCTCTAGCTCGCCAGTACCAGCTCCAGGTCATCAGTAAAAACAAGCTGAAAGCTTCGCCCGACCTTGAACCCATTCTGCCGTCCGATTCCCACATCCGGCAGTGCGCTGATACCGCTGTTCAGGCATCCAGTGCCGAGGTGGCGCCGTGACTTTCCTTTCGAAGATGGTTCGCTTGCTCGGGCTGGATGTTCAGCGTGATCGGATCGCGGCTGCCTGGCGCGGGCAGGACTTTGAGGCTGGTGTCATTTACGACGAAGCAGAGATTCTGCGGCGTCTTGGCTGGCGTGAACAGCTTCAACGGCGACTTCGACAAGTTCTCCGGTGGTTCGGTTTATCAGCATCGCCATCCCGTTGTTGTCTAGGGCGCCGCGCACCGAGTCCCCAATCCGAAGCTCGCCAACCAGCACATCAACGATCGCAAACCCATCGTCGGTGCGAATCGCATAGCGAGGAAGGTTAGCGTGATAGCCGCATACCACTCCCATTACTGCCATACCTCGGATCTCCGTCTGTTCCCCGTCCAGGGGGCAAACGATAGCACGGAGTGTCCTGGCGCCACTTTGCGGCCCGGCTGACTTTTCGCAGGGCAACAAAAAACCCCACCTGGACGGGCGGGGTTCAATTGGCAGTCGTTGACGCGACTGCCCGAGTGCAACTTTGTCTTGAAGGACGGATTAACTATGTCACAGCAAAACACCATCATGCAACCCCCGCGCTCTGCTCATCAACTCGTATCGGACTTGGTGGAGTGTGTCGAGGTCGCTGTCGAGACGCTCAATGGGCTGCGTGCAATCCTTGCGTCGGTCCGCAGGGATGAGCAGTGCACCAGCCGCATCAAGTACATCTGCTCAATAGGGCTCGGGCAGGCCGAGTACATCAGCGGGAACCTTGAGGAGGATGCGAAAAAGGCCGATGCGGAGCTCTTCGCACTGGAGCGTGTCGCGACCCAAATCGATCAGCTCGAAAACGTGTCGCAACACGAAGGAGGTGCGGCATGAACGCGGTCCGGAACAAGCCCCAGTCGTCTGCACTGAAGGCTCCGATATCTCAGCTTCCGCCGCGGAGATTCGCAGCGATTAACCCGACCACGACGGTCGAAGAGGCGTTGAGCGAGGCCATCGCGCTGACGCTAAGTGTTTCTAGCATTCTCGGAGCACTGACCACCTCCGACGAAGAGCACGCGTGCTTGTATGCCCTGGAGATTGCTGCAGAGATGGCTGGCGATTTGGTTGACGCCGCGCTCGACTCCCTGCGTGAGGAGGGCCAGCAATGAACTCCTCAATCACCATGCTCCGCCAGGGTATTCGAGCGGAGCGCGACCTGGTCTCGCACCTCTGGTCGATCCTCAACGAAATGCGGTTGCAAAGGCAGCTTCCCGAGTGGGCTGAGCGTGCGATCGATGGCACTTCGCAGCAGTGGGACGAGATCAGCACACAGCGCAAGCAGGTCGACAGGGTCCTGTTCGAGTTGGTCCCTGGGCTTCGCGAGGATGTCGAAAGGACTGATCGCGAGAGCGTCGTCGAGTGGAAAGCGCGCGAGCGCGAGGTGAATGGCGTACTGGGAGGTGGCCATGTCTGAACTCTCCACGACACCGGCCCTTCGTCCTCTGCTTCCTACTGACGGTGACCTGGTTGAACGGGTCGAGCTCAGCCGGCATGACATTGAGCTGTTCAATCATGCACGTGATGACATGAGGCAGCTTCGAACTCTGCTGATGGAGTCGGTCGTTCCCGCCCTTGGTGGTCGAGGGCACCCAGTTGTGACGGAGATTCATGACCTGATCGAGCGCGTCTTCTTGCACTCCGGAAACTTCCTCTACGCCTACAACCAGCAGATCGGCGCGGCCTATCGGGAGCGTGACCTGTGAACCCTGGCAGCTTCGATACCGGTCCCGTGTTTCAGCGTGCGTCTTCAGGCGATGGAGTTCTGTTCTGGTTCATCTCCACACCGGCCGTTCAGAAGGGCGGGATTGCGATAGCCCAGATGGTCGCCCCGTTCTCGACCGAGGAAGAGGCCCAGCGCGGCGCCGATCTGCTGAACGACCGCTACCCCGGCAACCGTTGCTGGGTAGGCCGTGGCGAGTACGCGCCGGAATACGCTACCCCTGATCGTTTGGACCACGACGCCAAGCGAGCACGCGCCGACCTCGCCGGGCTTCTGTCTGGCATTACCGGGAGGAGCGGCCATGACTGATCTGGCCCCCTTCGGCGGACAGGCCGCCACCATGACCAGCCGCGAGATCGCGGATCTTGTTGGGTCGCGTCACGACAAGGTGAAACAGTCCATCGAGCGTCTTGCTGCCACCCAGTACAACGACGATGGAAGCATTAAGCGGCAGCCAGTAATTGATCTTCCCCCAATGGGGGAATACCTCGACCCCCTGAATCGGCCGGCATCTGAGTACGTGTTCCATGGCGAAAAGGGAAAGCGCGACAGTTATGTGGTCGTTGCGCAGTTCTGTCCTGAGTTCACCGGCCGGCTGGTGGATCGCTGGCAGGAACTGGAACAGCAGGCTTCCCGGCCACTGACCGCCGCCGAGCAACTACTGGCCAGCGTGCAACTCACCGTCGATCTGGAGCGGCGGCAGCGGCTGACCGAGCAGCAGGTGGCAGCGCTGACCGAAGCCGTCGGCGACATGGACCGATCGCACCCGCTGCTCGACTCGATCCCCAACGGCATGGAGAGCATCACCGCTATCCGGCAGCGGATAGGGAAGCAGTACGGACTTCCGCCCAGGGTGATCGACGCGGTGGTGCGCGACATGCCGCACAGCCCGCGCCCCTTCGCCATGGTGCGCAGCAAGCACGAGGAACTGAACGCGCGCCCCTACGCGGTCTGGGCAAAGGCCGAGATCAGCAGGGTGTTCGAGCGCTTCGCGCGCGGCTGCACCTTCGTGACCCAACACCGAGCCACGCACCCGGATTTCGGCGCCGGCCGGGAGCGCTTCCAGATGCGCGGCACCCCTTCGCAGGAGATCGGCGAATGACCACACAACCGAAACCGGGCCGGATCACCACTGGCCCCAACGGCCACCCGGTGATCGCCGGACCCTGGCCGTCCTACCGTCAATTCCGCGACCTGCCCGAGCGTGAGCGTTGGGTGCTCTACGGCCACGCCAAGGCATGCCGCGGTGCGCTTGAAGATCAAGGGTTCCTCATGGCCGAGGGATACCACGACTTCGTGAAGCGCGTTACCGAGGAGTTAGACATATGAGCGTTCAGGCCATGACCTGGGCACTGGAGCAGCAGGTCGTTACCGATGCCGCCATGAGGCATGTGCTGTTGTGCCTGGCGAACTATGCCAACGAGGCGGGAAAGGGGGCGTTCCCTTCTATCGCCACGCTGAGCAGTGATACAGGGCTATCCGAGCGGACTGTCCAGTACAAGCTCCGGTCCCTCGAGGAGGCTGGTGTTATTCGCCGTGGAAACCAGGCAATCGCTGCCGCTTACATCTCGCACCGGGATCGCCTGCCGATGGTGTACGACCTCTCGATGGAACGGGGTGCAACGGTTGCACCGGGTGCAAATGACGACGTAACGGGGTGCAAACCACGACGTAACGGGGTGCAACTGACGACACAACGGGGTGCAACGGTTGCACCCGATCCGTCACTTAACCACCAAAGAACCACCAAAGAACCTAAAGAGCATGTCCAAACCGGCGAAACCGGTTCGGACGACGTGGGTGATCGGAAGGGAAAAACCGAGTCTTGGAAACGGCCGGCCAAGCCCAATCCTCTGGATGGTTTCGAGGAGTTTTACCAGGCCTACCCAAAGCACAAGGATCGAGCGAAGGCGGAGAAGGCTTGGCGGAAGATCGACCCTGCTCTGCACCCTGTGATCATGGCGGCGCTTCCGAAGCACTGCCGACAGCGTGATTGGCTGAAGGACAACGGCCAGTTCGTTCCGCTGCCGGCCAGTTGGCTCAACGGGCGACGATGGGAAGACGAGATAGCCCCTGATGCTGGCCCGGCATCGAGCTTCACCAACCTCCCCAAACACACCCCCGACATGTACCAGGACCGCGACGATGGCAGAGCAAATTTTTAACTTCTGGCGTAAACCCAACCGCAAGAGCGAAGAAAGCCCTTCTCTTCGCTGCCCGGTTCACGGTGACTACCACTCGATCCAGGTGGAGCAGTTTGATGGTAGCTACTTGACCTGGTCTTGCTCTCGGTGTGTTTGGGATGGGGTGAATCGCGAGCCGGGGAGCGAGGAGTTTTCGGTGGCCCTGGCTGAGAAAACCCAACGCAAGATCAACGAGTTGCTGGTTGGTTCTGGCATCCCCGCTCGCTACCGGGCCAGCACTTTCGAGACTTACCGCACCGACGGCAAGGCGGAGAAGGCGGCGGTGCTGGAAGCATGCCGGGAGTATGCCGAGCGATTCGTGGAGAACTTCCAGGACGGCCGCTGCCTCTTGCTCCTGGGCAACCTTGGGACGGGCAAGACCCATCTCGCGTGCTCAATCGTCCAGTACGTCGTACGGAACCTTCAGGCCCAAGCAGTGATCACCTCGGCGTCGGAGATAATCCGTGTGGCTAAGGGGGCGATGAACCGGGCGGCGAAGTACACCGAACGGGACGCTCTCGAAGAGCTGGCGGGCTTTGACCTGTTGGTGATCGACGAGCTCGGCGCGCAGGGCGGTACCGAGTACGAATTGGGGCTGCTCCATGAGGTGATTGACCGCCGGTATCGGGAGATGCGGCCTACGGTGGTGGTTTCGAACATGAGCGCGCAGGAGGTCGCCAAGTACATCGGTGATCGTGCGGTGGATCGTCTCCGCGAGAACGGCGGCAAGGCTGTTGGCTTCACCTGGGGCTCCGCTCGCCGGGAGGTTCTGGAGTGAGCCGAGAGCTGTACAGCGAAGAGGCTGAGTTCGGCGTGCTCGGCGCTATCTTGCAGTCCGCGCTCCAGCAGAATCAGGCGCTGGTTGACGAGGCCTTGTCCAGCGTGACCGCCGCCGATTTCTACTTCGAGGATAACGCCGCGCTGTTCCAGGCGATCAAGGATTGCTACGAGGAAGGGATTCCCGTCGATCCGGTGACCGTGGGAGTGGTCCGTGATGTGCTGCCCAGCGGCGCGAAGCTCATTCCCTATGCCGGGAACATTGCCCGCAATGTGCCTTCGGTGGCGAACTGGAGGACGTACGTCCGGCACGTCCGGGAGCGGTCCATCCTACGCTGCTTGATCGACACGGCCGAGTCGGTGAAGGCTTCCGCCACGGATGACCGGCCGTTGCCTGAGATCATCGCCAGAGCGCAGCAGGCGATGGCGGACCTGCGCGACCTCGATGACGAGGCGCCGAAGTACAAGCGGCTCGACGAGGTGATGCTCAAGGCTGTCGACGTTATCGACGACAAGTTCAACGGCCGCGCGCCTCAGTGGCCCGGTACTGGCCTGGCCGATCTCGACAAGCTGGTGCGTGGCATCCGCCCTCGGAAGCTCACCGTTATCGCCGGCCTTCCCGGCAGTGGCAAGACCACACTTGCCCTGCAGATCGCCCAGTACAACGCCTGCGAGGCAGGGGAGCCCTGGCTGGTGTTCTCCCTGGAAATGCCTGAGGAGGAGTTGGGCGTGCGTTCCATCGCCTCGCTGGGGGGAGTGGACCTGAAGCGCTTGGACGATCCGCAGCAACTGGGTGACGACGACTGGCCGCGCATCACATCTGCGGTGGCCAAGGCCAAGGGGGCGCCCTTGTTCATCTGCGACGATCCCAACGTGACCGCCAGCCAGATCCGCAGCACCGCGCGGCGTGTCAAGCGTGAGCACGGCTTGGCCGGCATCGTCGTCGACTACCTGGGCCTGATTCCACCGGAGGCGAAAGGGCGCACGCGCAGCGAGGAGGTGGGTAAGACCAACAAGGCGCTGTTGCGCCTGGCCAAGGAACTCTGTGTGCCGGTCATTGAACTGGCGCAGCTCAACCGCGACTCGACCAAGCGCCCCGGCAAGCGCCCGCAGTCGAGCGACCTGCGCGACTCGGGGGAGATCGAGGCCGACGCCAGTTGCATCCTGATGGTCCACCGGGACATGGACAGCGAGGCCGGCCAGAACGGAATCACGGAGATCCTGATGACCAAGTGCCGACATGCGCCACCGGGCATGTGTCTGCTCCAGCAGCAGGGAATGTATGGACGATTCGTCAACTTCGCGGGCTCGCGTGAAATGAGCCAAGAGGAGGTTGAAATGGGGCGTAGCTACTTCGCCAACAAACACGGCAAGAAAAAGGGGAAGGCCGCATGAGTAACGTACAACCGATGGCACCCCGCAAGGTCATGACCAGGCTGGAGCGGGAGTTTCTCAAGGTGGCCGGCCAGGAGCTGGCGCAGGTCAAGGTGGGCGGTGCTGCTGCCTTGGCTGCGCTGTTGGTCATGATCGCCAACTGGCATGGCGACCGCGGCACTCTGGGCTTTCACGACTATGGCCGGCTCTGGTTGCTGGACGGCAATGCGAAGGGCGCGGCGGTGGAAGCGCTGCTGCGCGATCTGTTTGGCCTGAACGGTCCGGGGGCGGCATGAGCAGAACTCGAACCTACGTGGACAAGCTGCTGGGCGATACCGAGTACCTCCTCGAGCAGTGGGGGTGGTGGCGAATGGATGGAATGGGGGTTCCCGGATATGTGTCGCCGGCCGCCGCTATCATGAGCCAAGCCATGCCAATGTCGAGCCCCAAGGCCTACCACGTCACTGATGATATGGCCTTGGCGGTCGACCGGGTCATTGCTCGACTCATCGACAGGGCGCCGCAGGCCGGCGACTTCGTGTGGCTCTACTACGGCGCGAAGTGGCCGGCCCTGCGCATCGCGCGTGAACACCAGATCGGCGAGGCCAAGGTCAGGGAGACTCTGAAGTTGGCGGTGGGATGGGTCGATAGCGCTCTGGAGCGGTTCCGCGAGAGCGCTTGAAGAAATAGTTTTACGCGCGGAATGAAGGGTGTTTTCATACCAGCGTGAATTGCTGTGAACGCAGCGTGACGCACTCGAAACCCGGCCCTGGCGCCGGGTTTTTTATTGCGTTGTCAGGTCTGGCGCGGCATCATCAGGCCCCCGCCGATGCCGTGGTTTCCACCTGGGCTATTCCTCGACAGAGGCGGATGGCCCGGAAGATCTCCTCTCCCGGGCCTTTTAGTTTCCGAAGGTCGAAACTCGGTAGACGGTAGTCTCACCTGCCACATCGGGCTGTAAGCAAAGTGACGGGTTACCGACCCACAAGGCCTTCACCCTTGCGATAATGACCGCCTTGACGTTGAGAGGTGGCTCGATGAGAAATCCTGATATCAAGGTCGTGAAGCTTGAAGGGGACGATCTTCCGCGTGCGCTTCGTGAATCTGGCTATTCGGCCTGTTATGTAGTGATGCATGGCTTCACGCCGAGAGGAGGTTGTTTCTTGTCAGCAGAAGAGGCCGAGGCGGCAGCTGATGCCTTGCATAAGCAGATTCTTGGCGAGTTGAGATCGACGCTGGGCTCTGTCCGAGGGAAATGATCGATTAATGCAGGTGGAGCGCAGGATGCGCACAGAGGTAGTGGCCTCAGCCACCTGCTCCAGTTCAGGGGCCCGCCATTTAGGCGGTTCTGTTTCAAAGGGGCTGGCTGTCTATCCTGATAGGTGACGCAGTTCCGTTTTTGTGGATTGGCCAGATTTGACGGGTTGCCCGTGATGCGACAAATTGCCATCATCGGCTTGCCAACACTTCAAGCCATCGGTTCGCGGTCCCCATCTCCTTCTGGTGGCTTGAGCTGAAAGCACTCCTTTTGTCCCCCGGCTTCGGCCGGGTTTTTAACCTTTGACGAATAGTCTTGGTGGATCAACAGGGAGGCAGAGTGAGCTGCTATTGGATTGCCGAGACTGAAGTTGTCTCCACAGATGGACACTATCCAATCTATGCCATCATGCGAGGAACGGTGATGGTGAGCCACGTTGTGTATTCGAGGGCCGACGCTGAAGCGTTGCTGAAAAATATGCGCGAGGCTAAAGACTCAAACACTGAAGAGACGCAGTCTGACTAACGTGGACTACGGCTATCACTTCTTCTGAGCCAGATTGAACCATAAAGAGCCCAGCCTTCGAGCTGGGCTTTTTCGTTTCCGCCGCAAGGCAACCCAACACGCAGCTAGGCCCGTACAGCCGAACGGCGGATGTCCGCTCATCCGTCCGCCCCGCTGCGCTCCTTTTTCCAGGTGAGTGGAGTGGATCAGATGAGTGAAATTGATCTTGATGAACGCGTCTTCCGGGAAATGGTCATGCCCGACCAGGGGCAGGTCGTTACTACGTCCTTGCGAGTAGCAAAGTACTTTGGGAAAGCGCACAAAACGGTTCTGCGAAAGATTTCCCAGGTGAGGTGCTCCAAGGAGTTCAACGAGCGCAATTTTGTGCCCGTTGAGTACGTGGATGCCAAAGGGGAGCGTCGGCCCATGTACGAGATGACAAAGGATGGCTTCATGTTCGTCGTCATGGGGTTCACTGGCGAAAAGGCGGACAGAATGAAGGAAGCCTTTATCCATGCCTTCAACTGGATGGCCGAGCAGTTGTTCAAACGCTCAATGGACTTCAACACCATGCGCAACGACCTGATGGCGGAGTACCGACAGGAGCGAGGGATTGCCAGCCTGGCCGGCAAGACCTTGCGTCGATGGCAGATCAAGGCACCCGTCATCGAACAGAAGATCATCGAGATCGAGCGCGAAGGGCAGTTGCAGCTGTTTCACGCCTGATCCATCCGGAACCTACCCCGACGAACGAAAGCCCGCCACTGAGCGGGCTTCGTCGTTTTAGAACCCCTGCGAGGGGCAGAGACCATGAAAATGCCCGACAAAGACCCCATCACGTGGGCTGCGCTGCTGGCGTGGCTGTCTGCGCACTATCCGCAGCTGTACGCCGCCGGCCTGTCCTTTGTGGTCGCGCTGACCCGGGTGATCTACGGCGGTGGAACGCGGCGCCAGGCGCTGCTCGAGGCAACGCTCTGCACCCTGATCACCTTGGGCCTGATTCCTGTCCTTGAGTGGTTTGGCCTTCCGCAGAACATGGCTACTGCTGCCGGGGTGTTCACCGGTTTCCTGGGTGTGAAGAAGATCGCCGAGTTCGCTGATCGGATCGCCGACTGGAAGTTTCCGCGCCGGGGGGCTGGCGAATGAAGATCACCGCCGATCAACTCGCCCGCGCTACCGGCTGCGGTGCCGCTACTGCCTCGACTTGGGTCGAGCACATCAACGGCGCCATGGCCCGCTTCGAGATCAACACGCCCGAGCGTGCGGCGATGTTTCTCGCCCAGGTCGGGCACGAAAGCCAGAGTCTGCGCAGATTGGTCGAGAATCTGAACTACTCCGCAGAGGGGCTGCTCAAGACCTGGCCGAAGCGGTTCGCCCCGGTAGAGGCTCGCCAGTATGCCCGCCAGCCAGAGCGCATCGCGAACCGCGTCTATGCCAACAGGATGGGCAATGGGGCGCCGGATACGGGCGATGGGTATCGATACCGGGGACGCGGCCTGATCATGATCACCGGCCACGACAACTACGCCGAAGCCGCCCGCGCCCTGGCGCTGCCACTTGTGGCGCAACCAGAACTGCTGGAGCAACGGACCTGGGCAGCAATCGCCGCGGGATGGTTCTGGCATTCGCGGGGTTTAAACGACCTGGCTGACCAAGGCCGATTCGAGAAGATCACCCTCCGCATAAACGGATCGTTTACCGGGGCCGAGGATCGCAACGCCCGGCTCGAATGGGCGCGTGCTGCGCTCAAGGGGGAATGATGCTCGGGTTCACGACGAAAGCCGAAGCTCGACAGCTCGGCGTCTCGCACCATGGGAGCTATTACGGCATTCCGATGTGGCTGGGGGATGTCGATAGCGATTGCCCGCTGGCGTTCGCAAAGTGGGCGCCGCTTGAGCTGGTCGTCTCCCTGCTCTCGGTCATCGAGGGCATCGTCAACTCGATGCTCGATCAAGAGCCGACGTTCATGTTCAAGGTTGGTCGGAGGATCGACCAGTGACCTGGCGGCCATGGTTGGTGGTCGCTCTGGTAGCCGCGCTAGTGTTCTGGCGTATGGATCACCTGGCACAGGATCGCAAAGCTGAGCAACGCCGCGCCGAAGCTGCTGAGACCGAGCGTGACCGTAATCAGCAGATGATCGACCTGCAGGCGGGCGTCCTCGCTGAACAGCAACGCCAACTCGGCCGCGTCGCCGACATCGAACGGCAAACCCGCCAGCTCGGCCAGGCCTTGGAGATACAGGGCACGCGCCACGCTGCGGCGTTACGGGAGTTGAAAGAGAATGACCAGGCTGTTCGCGACTGGCTGCGTGCTGGCATTCCAGCTCGCCTTGGCCGGATGTACGCCCGCCCCGAAACCACTGACCCCAGCGCCTACCGCGCAGCAGGCCAAGTGTCCGCTGACGCCGTGTCGGCTCCCAGGCCGCCCTCCGCTGGCGAACGGTGAGGACGCAACCGCGGCGATCGATGCTGTTGAGGCTGCGTTGACAGCGTGCGCGGTCCAAGTCCTGGACTGCATCGAGCGTCAGCGAGTGGATGAGCGATGAGAGGCAGTATCTCCGCCCGAGACCTCGATGATGCGGTGGCGTCTCTACGAGTCCTCGGTGGCGACTTGCCGAACAAAGTGTTGGCCGACGCCTTGAACCACACCGCGAACCAGGCGAATCAGGCCCTGGTCGGGGAGATCGACCAGGTCTTCGACCGGCCGACACCGTTCACCCGTAACGCCATCCGCATCCTGCATGCCACCTCACGCCGGCTTGAGGCGGCCTTGTGGGTGAAGGACGAAAAGGACCATGCCTCGAAGGGGCAGTCGCCGGAGGACTGGGTAGCTCCCCAGGTCTTCGGAGGGCCGAGGGTGGACAAGGCGTCGGAGCGGAACCTCCGGGCCCGGGGCATCCTGCCGGCGGGCATGTTCGTGGTTCCAGCGGAGGGCGCCCGGCTGGACCAGTACGGCAACATGAGCCGCGGCCAGATGATCCAGATCCTTTCCGGCCTGGGCGCCCTGGAATACCGAGCGGGGTTCAAAGGAAACGCTACCCAGTCGGCGCGTTCCTTGGCGAGGGGACACCAACTCGCGTACTTCGTGATGCACCGTGGCCGCCGACCGATTGGCATCGCCGAGCGCCGTGGACGGACGTTGACCATGGTCCTCGCCTTCGTCCGCCAGCCTCAGTACCGCGTGCGCTTCCAATTTCACGAAGTCGTTCGGCGTGTTGCCGAGGACGACGCGCGCCTAGAGGCGAACATCGAGCGGGCCCTGGCGAAAGCGTTGCGCTGAACCGTTGGCGGGTGGCCTGGCCGGGCGGAGCGGGGTTAGTTCAACCCGGGTCGGCGGTGGCCACCTGCAGGTGGAGGGCGCGAAAAGCGGGGCAGTGACGTGCTACTCGTAAAGCACCGGGGGCCCCTGAAGCGTGGTCCTTGGAGAGGGTAATTCGAACCTCGTTCCCGCTCTACATACAGAATTTTTCCAGAGGTTGGTTGTTGTTTCGTCATGAGCACAGAAGACCTCCAGAAAAAGCGCGGCTGGCTGAACAAGTCGGAAATGGCCGCGAGCCTCGGTATTTCACCTCAAGCCTTTGACCGATGGGGGGTTGCCCCTGTCTCCAAGGTTGGCCGCGAGGTGTTCTACACCGCAGAGGCGGTGCTACGGAACCGACTCGAGCACCAGGCTCGGAAACAACAACCAGCGGGGATGGATGCCGAGGGTATTGATCCGCTGGCCGAACAGAAGCTGGTACAGGAGCGTTTGCGGCTGACGGCGGCGCAGGCGTATGCGCAAGAGCAGAAGAACCAGGTCAATGACAAGCAGTTGGCGCCGGCTGATTTCGCCATATTCGCGCTGAGTAAGCTGGCTGCGCAGATCGGCTCGATCCTTGACACCGTGCCGCTGAAGATTCGCCGCCGCCATCCCGACCTGGAGGCGCGTCACATCGAATCATTGCAACGAGAGGTCGCCTTGGCGCGAAACACCGCCGCCGAGTTGGGCGAACAACTGCCGGAGTTACTGGATGAATACCTCAGCACCTTGGATGGATAGCCTGCAAAAGGCGGTGCGGCGGGGACTCATGGCGCTCTACAAGGAGCCGCCGAAGACGCCGGTGGAGTGGGCCAACGAGCACTTCTACCTGTCTAGCGAATCGTCCTATCAGGAGGGACGCTGGGAGACGTTACCGTTCCAGGTAGCGATCCTGAACGCGATGGGTAACGACGAGATCCGTACGGTCAACGTGCTCAAGTCGGCACGGGTCGGATACAGCAAGATGCTGCTGGTGGCGGCGGCCTACCAGATCGAGCACAAGCGGCGGAACATCCTGTTCCTGGTGCCCAGCGATGCGAGTGCCGCCGAGTTCATGAAGTCCCAGATCGAGACCATGGTGCGGGACGTACCGCCATTGCGAGACTTGGCGCCGTGGTATGGCAAGGCGAACCACCGTGACAGCACGTTGAACCTGAAACGCTTCAGCCATGGTAAGCAGCTCTGGTGCCGGGGCGGCAAGGCAGCGAAGAACTATCGCGAGTTGTCCGCCGATACAGTCATCTACGACGAACTGGCGGCGTTCGATTCGGACGTGGAGAAGGAAGGTTCGCCGCTGTTTCTGGGTGATAAGCGGATCGAGGGTTCGACGTTTCCGAAGTCGATTCGTGGTAGCACGCCGAAAATTCACGGCCCCGTGGATGAGGGCGGCTGCCAGATGGAGGCGGCGGCCAATGCTTCTCCGCATCTAATGCGTCTGCATGTGCCTTGCCCGCATTGTGGCGCCGAGCAGGCGCTGAAGTGGGGCGGCAAGGATTGCGCCTTTGGCATCAAGTGGGATGGGGATAATCCATCGGCTGCTTGGTACGTGTGCGAAGCCAATGGTTGCGTTGTGCAGCAGCATGAAATGCAGGCCCAGCAGTCGAAAGGCCGCTGGATATGCGAGCGGACAGGCATCTGGACGCGAGACTCGCAGGATTTCTTCGACGCGGACGGAGAGACGATCCCTGTTCCTGACTCGCTGAGCTTCCATGTTTGGACGGCGTACAGCCCGTTCGTATCGTGGGGGCGCATCGTGCTGGACTTCCTGCAGGCGAAGAAGGATGTCAACGGTCTGAAGACCTGGACCAACACCACCCTCGGGGAGACCTGGGTGGAGGATCAGGGGGACAAGATCGAGTGGGAACTTCTCTATGGTCGTCGTGAGGTCTGGAATCATCTCCCCTCTAGAGTGGTGGCCCTGACGGGGTTCATCGACACTCAGGACGATCGCTACGAGGCGCGTATCTGGGCGTGGGCTGCGGGCGAGGAAGGTTGGCTGGTGGATCGTTGGATCCTGTACGGCGACCCTGCGAGTCAGGAGTTGAAGCGCAAGGTTGGGCTCAGGCTTCACCAGCAGTACCAGCGTGAAGATGGTGTGAGCATGCGGGTGGCCCTGTGGGGATGGGATTCGGGCGGCCACCATCGTGATGATGTGTACGCCGAAAGCAAGAAGCATGGTCTTCTCTGGGTGATACCGACCAAGGGGCACAGTGTTTACGACAAGCCGATTGCCGACTTCCCGCGCAAGAAGAACAAGGATGGCGTCTACCTGACCATGATCGGCACGGACAACGCCAAGGAACTGATCTACAGCCGCTTGAAGCTGCAGCCCCAACCCGGCGCCATCGTGCCTGGGGTATTGCACCTGCCGGCCAACGACGACATCTGCGATGAGAGCGAGCTCAAGCAGCTCACCGCGGAAACCAAAGTGATGAAGATCGAGAAGGGCAAGCGGGTGTACCGCTGGGATGACAAGGGAAGGCGCAACGAGGCGCTGGACTGTGTGGTCGGCGCCCTGGCGATGTTGCGTGTGGCGCAGCAGCGCTTCGGCCTGGTGCTTGAGGTTCCATCCACAGCCGTTACGGCTCCATCGCCTGTGGTGACAAGCAAACGCCGCAGCACCGGCAGCGGCTATCTGAAACAACGTCGATAACCACGCGAGGCGGATATGACCGAAGCGCAGCAACGGTTGGCGGATGTGCGCGCGGCCATCCATGACATTCTCACCAAGGGGCAGACCATCACCAAGGATGGTCGCAAGCTTGAGCGCGCGCAGTTGGCGAGTCTGCGGATGCTGGAAAGCCAGTACGTGGCAGATGCGGGACAGGAGTCGGCGCTCAGTGGTCGGCGCTCCCGGGTGTGTCGGCTGTACCCTGCCGGGAAGGGGGTGTGATGGCCAGGTATCCTCATCTGACCCGGGCGGGCTTCATGCTTCCAGACCGGATTAAGAACAGCTATGACGGTGCCGGAACAGGCCGCCGCGCGCAGAACTGGGATGCGCCGCCGGGCTCGATCAATACCTTGTCGCTCCCTGCACTGCCACTGCTACGCAAGCGCTCCCGAGCTGCGACGCGCAACGACCCCTACGCGGGTGGTGCGATCGACACACGGGTGAGCAACCTCATTGGTTCCGGCATCGTGCCAATGCCGACGATTCAGGACAAGGCGCTGCGGCGGTTGTTGCTGGAGCTCTGGCTGGACTGGACCGACGAGTCGGATGCCGACGAGCGGACCGACTTCTATGGACAGCAGGCACTGGCGGCGCGAATGGTCGAGGAGAGCGGCGAGTGCTTTATTCGTCTGCGCCCGAGGCGGCCGGAGGACGACCTAGCCGTGCCGTTGCAGTTGCAATTGCTGCCTGCCGAGTTCGTTCCGGTCGAGAAGAACGAGGTGGCACGCAACGGTAATTTGATCCGGGCCGGCATTGAGTTCAACGCCCTGGGCAAGCGGGTGGCGTACTGGATGTATCGGCGTCACCCCGGCGACAGCGCAGTGATGGCGGCGGGCTACAACCAACTGGTGCGGGTGCCGGCCAGCGAGGTACTACACGTCTTCGAGCCGTTGGAGGCAGGACAGTTGCGGGGGGTTCCCCGACTGTCTGGGGTTCTACTGCGGCTGCGCTCGTTGGACAACTTCGACGACGCGGTGCTGTTCCGCCAGGAGGTAGCCAATCTGTTCGCCGGATTCATTACTCGGCCGAGCCCAGGCGACTTGCCTCCCATCGATCCCATCAACGGTGGACCGGTGCGTATGGACGGTGACGGCTTCACGCCGATGGTGGGATTGGAGCCGGGCACCATGCAGGAGTTGCTGCCAGGCGAGCAAGTGGAGTTCTCCAAGCCGCCGGAGGCTGGTAACAACTATCCGGACTTCATGCGGCAGCAACTCCAGGCTGCGGCGATGGGAACTGGAGTGCCCTACGAGCTGTTCACCGGCGATCTGAGGAACGTAAATGACCGGGTGATCAGGGTAGTGCTCAACGAGTTTCGCCGGCGCCTGGAACAGCTTCAGTTCAGCGTCTACATCCACCAGCTTTGTCGACCGGTGAGGGCGGCGTGGATGGACATGGCGTACTTATCCGGTGCCTTGGATCTACCCGACTACGCACGCCGACGGCGCGAGTATTTGCGCACTCGCTGGGTGCCCCAGGGGTGGGAGTACATCCACCCAGTGCAGGACGTGCAGGGCAAGGTTCTAGAGATCCAGGCGGGGTTGGCCTCGCGTAGCGAGGTAGTGCTGCGCAAGGGCTATGACGCGGAAACCATCGACGAAGAAAACGCTGCAGACCAGACACGTGCCCACGAGCTTGGTCTCAACTACACAACGGCTCCGGGGTCGCCGGATCCCGCCGATGAGGAAACACCATGACCGAACAATCAGCGCTTCGTGCGCAGGCGCTTGCACTCGGCCTGCACATTTTCAACAAGGTCCCGGATGTACCGGCGCCCCAGGACGAGACCTGGTACCGCATCAAGGCTGCAGCCGAGGGTGAGCCGGACCAGGCCATCGAGGTCTACATCTACGGTGAGATTGGTACTTGGGGGATCACGGCCAACCAGTTTATCCAGGACCTGAAGGCCGTCGACGATGGTTCTTCGCCAGTGCTGGTGGCTTTCAACTCCATTGGTGGCGACCTATTCGACGGACTGGCGATCCACAACGTGCTCAACCGCCTGGGCGAGCGCTGTACCGCCCGCATCGATGCACTGGCGGCGAGTGCGGCAAGCGTGGCGGCCTGCGGCGCGCATCGGTTGGAGATGGCTTCCAATTCCATGCTGATGATCCACAACCCCTGGACCTGGGCCGGCGGCGATGCCGACGATCTGCGCAAGGTGGCCGAGGTGCTGGACCAGACGCTGGAAGCCATCGTCGCCTCCTACAAGCGCAAGGCGCCCGAGATCGACGATGGTGAGCTCCGGCAGATGATCAAGGACGAGACTTGGCTGACGGCGAGTGAAGCCACGACGCTTGGTTTCTGCGACGAGGTGCTGGACGGGGTGGCTGTGAAGGCGGTGGTGGGCGATGGCGGTGCGTTGCGCAAATACCGCAATACTCCCCAGACGCTGCTTGCTCAACTCGATAAGCCGCCGCTGAGCGATACACCTGCACCGACAGAGCACCCTGTTCTTGAACCTGATCCCGAACCCCCTGTAACCCAGCCCACTGCCGCCGCCCTGGCAGCACGGATTATCCGTAGCTGCTCGGAGGCCGGTATCCGTAACCTCGTGGAGGCTCTGACCTTGGCAGGAAACCTGAAAGACGAGGCGAGCATTGATGCAGCGGTCACCCGGGCCAAGGCGGTCCGCGATCTGTGCGTCAGTGCGCGCCTGCCGGAACTTGCCGCCGACTATGTGAAAGCTGGCCTCGAACCAGACGCCGTACGCGCCAGGCTGTTCGACAAGCTGGCTGGCAACGGCTTCGGCGAAATCATCAACACCCCGCCGCTCGAGGATGATCCGACGCCCCCCAGCAAGGCCAGGGCTGCGACGCCGTCGAAGGTGTACGCCGCGCGTCGGGCTGCCCAAACCGCTAAACCCAAGGCTTCGAAAGGAGAAGCATGATGACCAAAACCGAAGGCTTTCACGCCGGTGAGTTCCTCCTCTCGGAGGGGGCCGGTTCCATTTCCCGCGAACAGGTGACCCTGGCCGCTACCGCGAAGGCCCTGCCAGCCGGCCAGGTGCTGGGTATCGTCACGGCGTCGGGCCAATACGCGCCCTACGACGATGCGGCCACAGATGGCACCGAGGTGGCGGTGGCGATCCTGTATGCGCCCAAGCCGGCCTCGCCCGATCCCCAGGCGGTGACCGTGATTGCTCGTCTGGCCGAGGTGATCGATGTGGCGCTGACGGGTTTGAACGACGCTGCCCGTGGCGACCTCAAGGCCCGCAACCTCATTGTCCGCACCGGTACGCCGTACTGACCGGCCCCTTTGAGTCCTCCCGAAGCCCCGCACCCGCGGGGCTTTTCATTTTCTATGGAGCAAACAATGGCTGACATCAACGTCTTCGAAGACGAGGCGTTCAGCGTCTCGTCCCTCACCGCTGCGATCAACGAAGCCCCCGAGGTGCCTGGCCGTCTGGCGGCTCTGGGTCTCTTCGAGGAAGAGGGCAGCACCACCATCACCCAGCAGATCGAGAAGGACGGCGATACCTTGCACCTGGTGCCGGCCGCCGATCGTGGCGCGCCGGGCCTGGTGGTCACCGGCAGCAAGCGCGTGCTGATTCCGTTCAACAACGTGCACCTGCCGCAGACCTTCACCATCCTCGCCGACGAGATCCAAGGCATCCGTGCCTTCGGCGAGCAAACCGAGCTGCAGGCCGTGCAGGACGTGGTGAACAAGCGTCTGGGCAAGATGCGTCGTCAGCTCGACGCCACTCACGAGCACCAACGGATGGGCGCGGTGCTCGGTACCATCCTCGATGCCGACGGCAGCACTGTATTGCTCGACCTCTACGACCGCTTCGGTATCAGTGCTCAGGTCGTTCAGATGGAGCTAGGTAGCGCGACCACCAAGGTACGCCTGAAGGCCGGCGAAGCACTGGACGCGCAGGAGGATGCCCTGGGCAACATCCCCAGCAGCGGCTCGCGCGCGCTTTGTGGGAAGAACTTCTGGAATGCGCTGATCACCCACAAGTCGGTGGAGGAGACCTACCTCAACACCATGCAGGCCTCCCAACTGCGCGGTGATGCACGCGAGGAGTTTGAGTTTGGCGGCGTGATCTGGGAGCGCTACCGCGGCAAGGTGGGCGGTCGCTCCTTCATCCCAGATGATGAGGCACGGCTTGTGCCTATCGGAGTGCCGGAGCTGTTCCTGAGCATCTTCGCGCCGGCCAACTACATGGAGACCGTCAACACCCTGGGCCTGCCGTATTACGCCAAGCAGGAGGTCATGCCGTTCAACAAGGGCGTGGCTGGCGAAGCGCAGTCGAACCCTCTGCATATTTGCACCCGCCCTCGCGCAGTCATCAAGTTGGTGAAGTAGTGGCTGGCTTTGTCCAATTGGTCGCCGACATGGACGAGATCATCGCCGACGTCCTCGGCGATGGTGAGTTTGGCTACCTGGACCGCTCTGGCCGGCAGGTCGGCAATGCTGCGGTGATCGTTGAGGAAGGTGTTGAGCGCATGGAGGCCGGCGCCCTGGATCGGTACCGCACCATTGCGTGCCGCAAGGCCGTGTTGCAGCCCCTTGATCGAAAGGGGGCGTTCCTCGATTCCGATGGCCAGGTCTGGCGCATCGACGGCATCCATGCCGACGACGGCGACTGGATCACTTTCTACGTGGTGCCCGAATGAGCGACGTGATCGATGTACAGACCGCGGTCATCGGCCAACTGCTGGACCTGCTGGCCGCGGTACCGGCGTTCGGCGACGCCGTCCGTGAGGACTGGGTGGCCGGGGTGCTCGACGCCGAGGACAGCGACGAGCCCGAACGGCTGATCATCCTGCAGGAAGGGGACACCGTGGAACGAGACCGGTCGCCGGGCAGTGTCGTGGAGGAGTGGACCGTGAACATCGTCCCGATGGCGCGCGGCAGGGACGCCGCCCAGGCGTTGCGCGAGGCGCGCCTGGCGATCAAGCGGGTGCTCAAGGGCCACAAGGCCGGGCTGACGGTGCCCGGCCTGGTCCGTGTCGATTTTCCGCCATCCGCTGTGCGCCTGCCCGAGCCCGGCCGGCGCTGGGCCTATCGAGCCATCCCTCTGCAGGTCAGCTACTCGCAGCAGTTGTAACCCATCCACCAGGCCGCCTCCGGGCGGCCTCTACATTTCCGGAGGGCTCCATGCCCGAGATCATCGTTACCAGGCCGTTCAACTACCGCGAGGGGCTCGACGCGACCCACTACCCGGCGTCGAAGGGCGCCATCAGCGTTACCGCCGCCGTAGCTGCCCATGCCCTGGGCAAGGGCTACGCCACCGAGGCCAAGGCCAAGGCGCCGCCGATTCCGGCAGCCTCCGCCGAACCGGCCGGTGGCGACCACAAGTAACCCACCCGAACCCATCAGGAGAGCCCCATGCTCCAGACCATCGACCGCTCGTTCATCGGCGAGGGCATCATCCATGCCCGCCTGTACGGGTCGCAGGAACCGTTCCTGCCGCTCGGCAACTGCGACACCTTCAACATCAGCTTCGCCACCGACCGCAAGACGCTGCCCAACTACATGGGAGGCGGTGGCAACAGTAACGTCCGCGAGCGCGTCACCGACGTGACGTCCTCCATCGGTATGTTCGACCTGACTGCCGAGAATGTCGCCCTGGTGACGCGCTCCACCATCCAGGTGGCGCCCACAGCCGCAATCACCGACGAGGCGCATACCTCTCAGGGGGTTGCGCTGGAGTTGATCCCGTTCAAGTACCTGCCGGACCTGACCAAGCCCGTGACGGTCAAGACCGCAGGGGACGTCGAGGTGGCCCCGGGCACCGACTACCTGCTGGTACCCCACGGCATACAGGTGCTGAGCGGCGGCAAGATCGATGCAACCGGCATCAAGGTCAGCTACACGCCGCGCCCGAGCCGGGCGGTGCATATGCTCAACGGCTCGCAGAAGGAGCTGGAGCTGTACATCGCTGGCCTGAACGACGCGCAGTCGGGCGAGCCGTTCGCGCTGCGCCCTCGCCGCGTCAAGTTCGGCCTCCTGCAGGAGCTGGCGGTGTTGGGCCAGGAATACGCCAAGCTCACCGGCCCAGCGGAACTGCTCGCAGATTCGCGCGTGACCGCGACCGACATTTCCAAGTTCTGCCAGATGGATCTCGCGCAGGCGGCCTGACCGCCGTGCCAGGGATGGCCCCATGACCACAGCCCGTCTTTTGTCGGGCTTTTTTTTGCCAGAGGATTGCCATGGCGAACCCAATGCAGCGCCTGATCCAGTTCGTTCTTCGCGGCCGGGACGAACTGTCGCCCGCAGCCCAGCAGTCGACCGAGGCGCTGGAAGGGCTGCGCACCACGGCGGCGAACCTGAACCGGCAGTTGGACGATGCGAAGGGTGCCCGCGGTCTGGTGACCGCGCTCGGAACTACCGAGCGCGCCATTGCGCAGACGCAGACGTCGGTGCAGCGGGTGGACCGTACCATTGCGGACCTGCGCGAGGCGTTGGACCGCAACCCCGGGAGCCGGGGCCTGGCCGTGTCCCTGCAGATCGCGGAGCGGGACGCAGCGGGTCTGCGTCGGACCCTTGACCAACTGACCGCTCGGCACGCTGAGCAGCAACGTGCGGCGCGGGCGGCGGGCGTGGATACCGGGCAGCTTGCCAACGAGGAGCGGCGGCTGGCGTCGGTGGTCGACAACACCCGCGAGAGCATCGCGCAGAACAGCCGCGAGATCCGCGAGCTGGAACGTGCGCAGATGCGAGCGGCGCGGGAGGCGGCTGGCCACACCTCGCGCGTGACGGCGCTGCGCGAGGCCATGTCGTCCGGCGTTCGCCAGGCAGCCGCTTACGCCGCAGCCTTCGTCGGCATCCAGGCGGCGCTGAACCTGGTGCGCAGAGGAATCGGCCTGGTGCGTGATGGCATCGTCTCGATGCTGACCACCGGCGACCAGTTCGAGAACCTGCAGAACCGGCTTACGTCGCTGATGGGCTCGGTTGCCGAGGGGGAGCGGGCAACCGCCTGGATCAAGACCTTTGCCAAGGACACGCCGCTTCAGTTGGGCGACGTCACCGACGCCTTCGCGCTGCTGAAGGCCTACGGCCTGGACCCGATGGATGGGTCGCTGAAAGCGATCGAGGACCAGTCGGAGAAGCTGGGCGGCGGCATGGAGCGCCTGGAGGGCATCACGACGGCAGTCGGCCAGGCCTGGGCGAAGCAGAAGCTGCAGACCGAGGAGATCCTGCAACTGGTCGAGCGTGGAGTGCCGGTGTGGGACATGCTGGCCAAGGTCACCGGCAAGAATGCCGCGCAGCTGGAGGATCTGGCGAGCAAGGGCAAGCTTGGCCGGGACGTCATCAAGGCGCTGGTCGACGAAATGGGGCGCAGCTCCGAAGGGGCCGCTGCGAAGGCCATGAGCACCCTGACCGGTCTGGTCAGCAACCTCGGCGACACTGCGGCCGACTTTCTCAACCGCATTGCCAACGCCGGCGCGCTGGACCACGTCAAGAACAAGCTGAAGGAACTGGGCGATACCATCGCGCAGATGGACCAGGACGGGCGCCTCGACACGCTGGCCAAGGGGCTGTCGGATGCCTTCGTCCAGGGCTCGGAATGGGTCGAGCGCTTCATCAAGCGCCTGGCCGACGTCGATTTCGGCACCCTGATTGACAAGACCTCGGCCTGGCTTAGCAGCTTCAGCACCCAGCTGGACGACATGGCCTCGCGGGTGCAACTGTTCATCGCGCCGTTCCGGACGTTGTTCAACGGCGTCACCTCGGGCATCAGCGCTATCGCCCTGGCCTGGACCGGCACCATGTCGCTGATGGTCGCCGGCATCGAGAAGGTGGCGGAGAAGATCCCGGCGGCGCTGGGTGGGGAGCGCATCCGCAGTTCCGTCGCCGGCGTCCACGACTTGCTCAGCAGCATGAGCGAGGGTTTCCGCCAGCAGATCCAGCAGGACGCGCAGGATATCGCGGATGCCTGGGACACCAGCACCACGGCTACCGCCTCCGCCGCACAGCAGCAGAGCCAGGCGATCACCGACACCTTCACCGACCTGAAGGCGGGTGCGAAGAGCGCGGCCGCCGAGTCGGTGCAGGCGGTGACCAGCCTGCAGAATGCCCTGGACCAGATCAGCGCGGCCAAGACCACCGAGCAACTGACCGCCCTGCAGGGGGAAATGCTCAAGGCCTACCAGGCCGGCACGCTGAGCCAGCAGGAGTATGCGAACGGCGCCGGTGTCCTCAACGCGAAGCTGACCGAACTGAAGTCGACCGCCAGCGGCGCCGCCCTGGGGGTGTCTGACCTCAGTACCGGCCTGGAGAACTTGAAGCAGGTCCAGGACGCGATCAGCAGCGCGAAGACCACGGTCGATATCCAGAACATCCGGACGGCGCTGGGCCGGCTGTACAACGACGGCACGATCAGCGCGCGGGAGTTCAACCAGGAACAGACCAAGCTGTCCGCCAAGGTCAAGGAACTGAAGGCGTCCGGCGAGGAGGGCGCCAAGGGTATGCAGGCGGTCGCGGAGTCCTCGGACAAGGCGGCCAAATCGCTTTCGGACCAGCGCAAGGCCATCGGCGAATCGATGGAGGCGACCCGCAAGGGAGTAGCGTCGACGAAGGACGACATGGGCGCCTTCGAAGGGTTCTTCGGTGGGGTGTTGAGCACCGCGCGGCAGGGCGTTGCGCAGTTGAGCCAGGAAGCGCTGAACGCCTTCGATGCGATGCGTGGGATCTCCACTGTCGATCTCAGTATCGACACCAGCAGCCTGGACGCCACGTCGCGCTCCCTGGCCAAGGTCAGTGAGCAACTGGCCCGGATCAAGGCCGAGTCGGGCGTGGGCATGAGCGGTTTCGGGCGCTGGGCGATGGATACCCAGCGGGCCAGCCTGGAGATCCAGGCTGCGTACCTGGAGCAGAAGCGCAGCCTGCAGAGCCTGATGGACGACTACGAGCGCGGGACCATGAAGCTGGGCGACTTCGTGTCGGCGGCCAAGGGCGCTCGAAATGGCCTCAGCCTGCTGAACGATTCGGACATGCGGCAACTGGAGAGCGCAATCGAGGCGGCCAATCAGAAGATCCAGCAGCTCAAGGAAGGCTCGAAGTCGACGCTGGTCAGTCTGCGCGAGGAACTGGCGGGGCTGCGCGGCGAGCAGGAGGCCGTGGATCGCAGCCGGTTCAACAGCCGCAAGGCCGAGCTGCAGCAGCAACTGGCCGAGGCCCAGGGCAGCGGCGACATGAACGCGGTACAGAACCTGATGACGGCGCTGGCCACCCTGCAGCAGATCCAGGCCGAGACGGATGCCAAGCGGCAGAGAGAGGAGCAGCAGAAGCGGGTGGACGAGCAGAACGCCGCCAAGGCCGCGGCGGCGCCACCTGCCTCGCCGCCGGCGTCGAGTCCGCCGCCCCGGGTCGTTCGTTTCGAGACGCCGCGGGGAGCCGTTGACGTGGCGGTGGCCAGCGAACAGGACGAAACCAACCTGCTCGGCGTGCTCGAGCAGGCCAGCATGAGGACCGGCCGATGAGGCTCGATGCGGTGGAACTGGGCGACCAGTTCGAATGGGTGGACGAGTTCACCTGGGATGCGGTGGCACAAGAGCAGGAACGCTCCCTGACCGGCGCGCTGCTGGTGCAGGAAGGCACCAAGCTGCATGGACGCCCGATCACACTGCGTTCCGGGGGAGGGGTATGGACGCCGCTGTGGGTTGTGCGGCAGTTGGAGGTGCTGCGCGACCAGCGCCTGCGGGTCATGCCGCTAGTGCTGCCAGACGGCCGCGAATTCTCGGTGATCTTCAACCGCGCCGACGGGGCGCCGCTGGAAGCCGAACCGCTGTTCCGCGAGGTCAACCCCGGTCCGGACGCCGACTACCTGGTGACGTTGCGACTGCTTACCGTAGCGCCGCCCCCGGCGCCGCCCACCCCCGATCCTTGATCCCACACCCCGCCTCGGCGGGGTTTTCTTTTCTGGCTGGAGTGTTCCATGACGATCACCGTCGATGATGTAAAGCTGCTGAAATCCCAGCGCCTCACCGATGAGGACGACGGCGGCGGCCGTGCCACCGGGCAGGCCGTGGTGGATCGCGAGATCAACAACCTATTTCCCGATATCTCGCGCCTGGACCGGACCATCGGCCGGATCAACCTGCGCAAGGCCTTCGCCGGCATCAGCTCGAACAGCGCCGAGCCATACCTGGGCGCTCATGCCATCGTCACGCGGGCGCCGGCCGATCCGCGTGTCTCGGTGCTGCTGTTCAACACCGGCAGCCAGACCGACGAGCGCCGCGACGCGCGCAACGCCATCGAGTCCTTCGTGGTGCCGGCTGTGTCCGCCTCGTTCGAACTGCTGGGCAACCAGTTGCAGGGCCAGCGCGCCATCGCTTGCGTGCAGCGCGAAGAACAGCGGCTGCCCGAGATCGGCGAGGTCTATCAATTGGTGTTCGAGTCGCGCTCGCAGTATGTCCGCATCACCGACGTCGAGGCGCGGCTCGAACAGTTCGCCCACGACTACGGCAACGGCAACTTCGTGAACTTCACCCGGCGCCGGCTGGACCTGTCGATCAGCGCGCCGCTGGGCGCAACCTTCCCCGGCGGCCAGGTGACGCCAGGCGGCACCACTACCCCGAAAAGTCAGGTGCTCAGCACCCAGGTCGCCGATGCCGCGCGGTACTACGGCATCAGCCCCCTGGCCGAGGCTGTCAGCCGCGGCGCGCTGAGCCTGCGGGTCAAGTCGGTCTATTCCCAGCTGGTGCCCAGCACCACCCGGGAGAACGCGCTGGTCGACCAACTGGCCGGCTACCAGCGGCGCCTGTTCGCTGCGGCCGGGCCGGCGCGGACGGTCAACCTGAATGTCGCGAACATAGGCAGCGGCAGGTCGCGGACGTTCCTCGGCACCGGCTGCGCGCCGGGTTCGCTGTCGCTGAGCGCCGGCGGCGGTGTGTTCGCCGACGACCGCAAGGGAGGCCTGCGCTACATCAGCGGTTCGAACTGGATTGCCAGCGGTACCGTCGACTACGAGAGCGGCGCAATCGAGATGGCGGCCTCCGGCAGCGGCTGGAGCGGGACAGCGAGCGCCACCTACCAGCCTGCCGCGGCGGCGACGGGCGAGGCGGTGACCGGGGAGATCCCTATCGAACTGGGCAACCGCGGCTTCGTCTACACCCTGTCGCTGTCCGAAGCGCCGCCCCAGCCGGGCACCCTGGTGGTCTCGTTCCTCGCCTTGGGCAAGTGGCAGGAGATCCGCGACCAGGGCAACGGCGAATTGGCCGGGGAAGGCACCGGCACGGTGGACTTCGCGACCGGCTCGGTATCCATCACCCTGAGCGCGCTGCCGGACGTGGGGAGTTCGCTGATCTACGCCTACGTCGGGCAGAACGATGCGGCGCTGACCCAGCGCACCGGCACCAGCGTGCAGGCGCGCGCGCGGATCAACCGGACGTTGCCGCACCAGGGGCTGTTGCCCGGCTCCTACAAGGCGACGTTCAAGGTCGGCGGGGTAGAGCGCACCGTGCTCGATAGCGGCAACGGCTCGCTCAGCGGTACCGGTGGCAGCGGCCAGATCAACTATGCCGACGGCAAGGTCAGCATGGAATTGAGCGCCACCCCGGATGCCGGGAGTGGGATCGTGCATACCTACCAGCAGGGCAGCGTGACCGACAGCCCGCTGGCGGTGACCTCCGACAGCACCGGCATGTGCATCGGCACTCTCCCCGGGGCGCCGCTCAAGGCGGGCAGCGTGCGCCTATCGTGGATCACCAAGCGTCGCCAGGCGGCGCCGACCCTCGGTGCGGACATGGGCACCGGGGCGCTGCCGATCTTCGAATCGGAGATCACCGTGGACAACTCGGTGACCGACGACGCCGCCGGCGGCTGGGCCGGGCGCGCCGGGACGATCAACTACGAGACCGGCGAGTTCAGCCTGAAGGTGGCCGGCAACTACGTGTTCAAGGAGTACACCTACTACACCGACACGGTCGACAACTTCGGTATGAAGAAGCTGCGTCTGGTGGCCACCGATACCACGTTGCTGGAGGGGTTCGGCGGCACGCTGAGCGTGCGCGCGCAGAGCCGCGGCGTCGAGTACGGCGAGCAGACCGATTCGCAGACCGTCGCTCCGGTGACCCTGGACCTGTTGCCTGGTGTGGCCGAGCCGATCCTGCCGGGCTCGCTGGTGTTCACCTGGGCCGGCGAGGTCTACGTCGACCGCTCCGGTGTGCTCTACAAGAACATCAACAGCAGCACCAACGCCGGCATCGCCGTCGGCTCGGTGGACTACGCCGGCCGCACCGCGACGCTGAACACCTACAACTCGGGGGCGGCGCCGACGGTCACGCTGCTGGCCTGTCTGACCACCAACGCCGGCTTCAGCGTCACCAGCATGACCTTCCGCACGCCGGGGGCGCCGCTGCGTTCTGCGAGCCTGCAGGTGACGGCGGTTCGCCTGGATACCGCGCAGATCGTGACCACCACGGCGGACGCGAACGGCAAGCTCAATGGCGCGGTGATCAAGGGTAGCGTCGATATCGTGACCGGCATCGTCCGGCTGCGCTTCACCAGCAATCTGGAGGACACCACTGGGGCCAGCGATATCCCGGTGATTCCGCTGCTGTTGCGCTACAACGCGGTCGTCTTCACCTCGCTGCCGCTGGACGCAACCCTGCTGGGCCTGGACCCGGTGCGACTGCCGGCGGACGGGCGGGTGCCAGTGTTCCGCGAGGGCGACGTGATGGTGGTTGCCCATACCGCCGAGACCACGGTGCCGAGTCCTCAAGCTGGCGGCGTGCTGCAGCTCGGCCGCGACCAGCAGGCCGAGATCAAGGTGGTGGACGCCAACGCGGTGGAACTGGCCTCGGCAGGCTACAGCGTCGACCTGGAGCGCGGCCGGGTGACCTGGGCCAACCCGCTGGTCCTGCAGGATGCCGAGGGCAACCCGCTGACCCTACCGCTGGTGGTGCGCGACCGGGTCGAGCACATGACCCTCTGCACCGAGGTTCAGGTGAACGGCGAGCTGGGGATTTCCTCGCCGCTGCCCTGGGATCTGCCGGCGGGCGAAACGCTGGCGTCCAGTGCGCTGAGCTGGGGCGACCTGCAGGCGCGGCTGCACCACTGGTTCACCCAGCGGACCTGGGATATTGGCTCGCCGAACTGGACCGACGAGCCGAAGGGCGACGGGACCACCGCCAACTACAACAGCCTCGCCTATCCGCCGCTGATCGCCAACCGCGGTGCGATCGATGCGAAGTGGGCGCTGGTGTTCAACTCCTCGACCAGTTTCAGCGTGGTGGAGGAGAAGCTGGGGGTGATCGCCAACGGCACTACCACCACCGATACGGCGCCGATCAACCCGGAGACGAACACGCCGTACTTCACCATCCGCAAGGAGGGCTGGGGCAGTGGCTGGGCGGCCGGCAACGCGGTGCGCTTCAACACCGACTCGTGCCTGGGGCCGATGTGGATCGTGCGGACGGTGCTGAGTGGCAAGGGCACCGTCGAGGACGATGAATTCCACCTACAGATCAGAGGAGACGCGGACTGATGACCGCTCGACAGTACAGCTATCGGGACGCCGGCGCACCGCCGGCGCTCTTCCCGTCGGCGGTGACGCCGTTCCAGAAGCTCAAGAGTTACCTGCGCGCGGCGCTGGTCGATGGCTACGGCAACAAGCCACCGGCAGGGTGGACCGTGGTAAGCGAGTTCGACACTGCCATCACCCTGGCTCCCGCGTCCAACTGTGCACAGATCACCTTCTGCCAGCACTTGCCAAGTAGTAGCGGTAGCAGCTACCGGGACTTCATCGGGATCTATGTACATGAGGGCATGCTGGATATCAGCACTCCGCTTCCAAAGGGGGTCAACACGCGATCGCGTACGTGGTCGGCGGATACCAACCCCACCAGCAATGATGCCCATATCCTCTATCTGGGCTACATGTACTGGAACTACGCCACCTATTGGCAGATCTGCGCGGATGCCGAGACGTTTGTCTTTTGCATGCTGGCGGATAGGGGCTATGAGAATACGAGCGAGGACTACAGCCTCGGCCTCTATGTCGGGCAGTACGAGAGCTTTAGTGGCGCCTCTGGCGTCCAGGGATTCATCGCCGTCGGTGGCGCCCAGGGGTATCAGAGTTCAGCCAGCCGAAGTACCAACCGGTCCTTTGGGAGTGGGTTCAGTTCACTGCGTGACCAGCGCTCGGGGGAGATCATCCAGGGTGGCGGCGCCGCCCTGGGGGCGCTGATGGACCAGATGCAGTACCAGAGCATGTACTACGACAGGCCAGAGGGAGAGAATCCGCCCTATTGGCGTATGCAGCAGCCCTATGTGGCGAACGGCGCGAACTACGTCGGCCTCCTGAAGGGTGTGTGTTTCGACCCGATCCTGGGCCACTACCGGCATGGGCACCTGCTGGATCGGCTCGGCCTGCCCCTGGCCGCAACCTCGGTGGCGGAGGCGGTGCAGATGGATGGCAAGACCTATTACGTGGATATGGACCGTTGGGGGCTCTGGTTCCTGTCTGTCGATCCGGCGTGGTGGCCAGCATGAGCGGGCTGATGCTGCAGGTGGTGCCGCCGGTACAGGTCAGGCCCGGCACCTGGCTGCAGCGCTTCGGCATTGGGCCGAAGTCGCTGCGCCCGCCTGTGGAGGTCGCCTGGTCGGGGGCCAGGCAGGCGATCTACCAGAACCTCGCCGTGAAGGTCACCCGCGAAGGGGAGGAGACTCCGGCGCGCAAGATCGCCACGCTGTATCGCGGGGCGGTGGTCACCGCGACCGCGATGACGGCGACCTTTCAGGTCTACGAGGGCGAGACGGTGCAGCGCTTCGAGGCATCGGGCCTGCGCGGACAGTTCGTGATCCAGGTCACCGACGAAGGCGACCCGCGCCTGGGGATCATTCGCTGGCCGGTCCTCGATGCCGATACGCGCCTGCTCTCCTATGACCTGAGCGAAGGCTCGGGCGGTCGAGATCCGACCGATCCGGCGAAGGTGCGGGCGGTCGTCACGGTCGACGGCGGTGCGGCCGCGCGCCAGGTGGTGGTCATCGAGCGCAAGCTCGATGGCGAATGGCGGGTGGCCGGCGTGGGGCAGACGGCCGAGTCCGGGCGCGCTGAGATCGCCCTGGAGGTGACGGCCGGCGGGACCACTTACGCGATGGGGCTGGATGACTGGGGCGCGGTGTTCGAGCCGCGTCTCGCCGTCAGCCTAGGCCAGCGCGTGCGTCCGACGATCTTCTCTGGCTGGCTCTACGAGGTGACCGAGGCCGGGGTGTTGCCGGCGGCTGAGCCGGAGTGGTGGCCGATCGAGGGCGACAACCCCAGCCGCCAGGTCGGCACGGCCCGTCTGCAGGCGACGCGTTACTACCGCCCGCTCAGCCACGGGCCCTTTCCTATCGAGGCTCTATGATCAATGCGAGTTTCGGTGCGCCCTGGCAGATGCCGGCGCCGCTTTCCGTGCGCGCCGTCCCGCTGCGCTGGCAGCGCCTGGTGCTTGCCGATGCGCGTAGCGGCGGGCTGTGGGGCTCCGGCCGACCACTGGCACGGCGTTGCGCCAGTGGCTGGTCCGGTGTACCGGTGCGTGATGCGGGCTGGGGGAGTGGCTGGGCGCACGCCGAGCAGCGCAACGCGGCAGCCCGCAGCGCTTGGGACAGCACCCGGGTGCTGGACGTGGAGAGAGAGCTAGGTTGGGATCGGACGCTGCGCCCGCGTGATCGGCGCCTGTCGCTGATCTACAACCCGCGCCCGTCGCCCAAGGACGCCGGCCGTCCGCCCGGCTGGCGGCGCTCGGCCGAGTTCGACCGCTTCCGCGATGCGCTCTCGGAGAGGCGTGCCAGTCTCTACATCCCGACCGGCCTGCTCGACTTCAATTTCGGCCCGACCCGCTACACCCCGGCGAACACGCCCGTCGTGTTCTTCGATTTCCGCTACGTGGCGCCGGTCCGCGGTATCCGTCCGGTGGACGCCGGAGCGCGCAGCAGCTACGGCAGTCCGGCCCGCTTCGATGCGTTGCGGCGGATTCCCTGGGCGTGGGGGCGGCCGACCGATCCGGTGCCGACGGGCATTGTCTACCCCGACTATCCGGGGCCGGTGGTGCCGATAGATCCACCCACCGAGCCCGAGATACTGGAGACCTACATGATAGGAAACACGGTCACCCTGGTGGTGCTGCCGAGTCGCACGCCGCTGGATGCGACCAGCATTCGCATCGGCCTGGATATCGACTCGTTCGCCTGGTCGTTCTCGGCTGACCTGTTCGGTCGCACCTCGCTGGACCTGGCGGCGCCGGATGCCAACGGGCCGAAGACAGTAGAGCTGGAGATCAACGGCTGGACCTGGCGGTTTCTGGTCGAGCGTTACAGCGGCAGCGGCAAGCATCCGAGCGAGCGCTACACCATCAGCGGCGCGAGCCGCACCCAACTGCTGGACGCGCCCTATGCGCCGAAGCGCAGCGCGGTGAACACGGCGCCGCTGAACGCACGTCAGGTTGTCGACGACCAGTTGCAGTACACCGGCTTTTCAGTGTCCTGGGACGTCGAGAACATGGGGCCGCCGGACTGGACGCTGCCGGCCGGCGCCTTCAGCTATCAGGATCAGACGCCGATGCAGGTCATCGTCAAGTTGGCCGAGGTCGCCGGCGGCATCGTGCGGCCGGGTCTGATGGACGACTCGATGACGATCCTGCCGCGGTATCGTGAGGCGACCTGGTACTGGGACACCGCGATTCCCGACCGGATCATCCCGGCCGCCATCGTCGCCGAGTGGGGCAGCGAGTGGAGTCCCCAGCCGGCATGGAATTTCGTCTACGTCAGCGGTACCAGCTACGGCGTCAGCGTGCAGGTGCGGCGCGCCGGTACCGCCGGCGAGGAGTCGGCGCCCGACGTCATGGAGGACTGGATGACCGGCACCGAGGTGGCGCGCTCGCGCGGGATCTGCGAGTTGTCCAAGGGAGGCAACCAGGCGATCGAGACGCGGCGTATCCCGCTGTTCCAGAAGGATGATGGGGTACCGGGCCTGGTGCAGCCTGGAATGCTGGTCGAGGTGAGGGACGAACAGGCGACGTGGCGCGGTCTCTGCCTGGCCACCGATATCTCGGCCGAGGGGGTAGGGGCTAGCCGCGTGTGGCAGACCCTGCGCATCGAGCGCCACTACCCGGGAGGCTCCTGATGGCGACGGTCAACCCCTGGCGTCGGTTCATCGGGCTCTTACCGGGCGGCGCGCGCACGGTGGGGGAGGTGATCGACGTCGACGAGGGCGCCGGCACCTGCCGCGTCCGCCTGCGAAACAACGTCGTGATCGCGGCTCGGGGCACGGCGGTGCCGGCCGGGCAGATGGCGTTCATCAGCGATGGCCTGGTGACCGGCCCGGCGCCGCAGCTTCCCCAGTTCGATATCGAGGTTTGA